GTGTCTCGCCTGTAGCTATAGCCGTTGATAGCATAGAGGCGGGGGTGCCGGACGGCATTTTAAGCGTCCCTGCGGAGGTTAGTCTCCCCGGCTGCATGAAGGCTGCTGGAGCGACAGGAGAGCTTATAGTCTTTGGTGTAAGCGCAGTTATTCATCAGGGCGTCGCGCTAACGGAGGAAGGCTATGTGGCCACTTCGTAGGTTTAAAAATAAAGATTTTTAACTGGCAATTTTGCCTTAACAGTAGGAGTTACAACATGGGTTTAACAGATACAGACGGAAGTTTCACAGAACTGGCGATGGGGCAACAGCCCGCGCAGACCACAGGTTTATACGCGGTGTTCTATCCGCATGCTGTGCAGAACGAGACAAAGTCTAACGAAGAAGGACGGCCTATCTATGAGGACCGAGACTATATCAGAATCATGGTGCCGGGGGATAAGTCTTCTATTATTGAGAGACCTGTTAGGTTTGGGCCGACGCCTATGCACGATAACAACAGGTTTTCGCGTGAATTCGCGCTGTATAAACAAGGGGCTGACGAGCAGCTAGTAGGCACGCCGTTAAGCGAATGGCCTGTCATATCCAGATCACAATGCAAAGAGCTTGAGTTTTTCAACGTAAGAACAGTTGAGCAGTTAGCCGAAATGCCTGACACAGCCGCGCAGAATTTCGTGGGTGTTGGACAGCTTAGAGAGGTTGCCAAGCGGTTCATTGATCAGGCAAAAGAAGGCGCTCCGTTGATTCAAATGCAGGCTGAGTTATCTTCGCGTGACGACCAGATACAGGCGCTACAGGATCAGCTAAACGAGCTTGTTTCTGAACTTAAAGAACAGAAAGGAGCTAAGAAAAAAGGTTAAATCATGGCTGTTAATAGACATATCACCACTAACGAAATCGTCAATAGGGTCGCTGTAGAGATCGGGTTAACACCTGTCCAAGATGTCTTCTCTAACGACGACCCTGTGTTTAGGCAGCTTACTACGCTGCTGACTTCATGCGTTCAAGAGTTAATGGAAAACTATTACTGGCAGATATTAACCCGTTCTTTTCAATATACCACCATCGAGGGCGAGTCTGGCGACCTCGCTCTCCCTAACGACTTCGGCTACATGATCCCCCAAACCGGATGGGAGCGTAGTGAAAATGTACCTTTGATAGGGCCATTGTCGGCCCAAGATTGGACCTACCTACTGGGGCGAGACCTTGTCGGTTCGACGATCTATGCTTCCTTCCGGTTTGACCAAGGCGCATTCCGCATTTTCCCTAACGACCCCATGCCAGCAGGACTAGAGATTAACTTTGAGTATATCTCTAGGAACCTGATACAACTCGCTTCTACAGACCCTGTGGAATACGCTGACGAGACCGCGCTTCCCAGTGATATTGTCCTGTTCCCGCCTAATTTAATCACCCGCATGCTGAAGATGAAAATCTTGGATGCCAAGGGCTTTGACTCGCAAAAGGCAACGGATGACTACCTGGTTACGCTTAATTCGTGGATGGGTAAAGACAACTCCGCAGGTATCCTGAACGCCTCACGCAGCCGTGGCGGTTTTCCGTATCTAAACACGTGGAACAACACGCCCGACACAAAATACGGTAACTACTAATGGCGTTGCCCCAAATTAGACGAGGCGGTACCCAGCGCACGGCTCCCGTGCAGGTACCCCCATCTATAAAGGGTATAAACGCCGTCACGTCTATTACTAATATGGACCCTGAAGAGTGTATTTACTCTTATAACATTCTGTCTGAAGACTTCGGCATGGAAGTTAGAGACGGGTACCATGAATGGGCTAACGGTTGGACAGGCGGACCCGCAAGGACGGTCATTACTTTTGAAGGTAATGTCGATACTGAAGACCAGTTATGGGTTGCTAACGACACAGGTATCTGGAATGTTACCCCTGAAGGCGAGACAGCCCCGGCACAAGAATTAGTATGGCCCTCTACTCTAGGCAACGTGGGTATTTGCTCGTATGTGAACTTCACCAACGACGGCAACGACAGGTTTATTCTCCTGTGCGACGGTGAGAACGGCTACTACGTCTGGACCCAGACCACAGGCCTCTGGACACAAGGCAGCTTCTCAGGGGGTTCAATAGATGTTGAGCTGCTTGACTATGTAATGATCTGGAAACAGCGCGTATGGTTCGTGGAGAAAAACTCCGCTAACGCATGGTATCTACCTGTCAACAGCTTCTCAGGCGTAGCGACAGCGTTTAACTTCGGAGCCCAGTTTAGATTCGGTGGCTCTCTTATATCCATGCATAACTGGACACTCGACGGTGGGGTAGGCATAGACGATTACCTTGTCGCTATATCAGGTGCAGGCGACGTTGCTATCTTTCAGGGTACTGATCCTGCGGAGACTGACTTTGGCGTAGTCGGTTCATGGTATGTGGGCGAGCTGCCTGCGGGCAATAGAGTGGGCACAGAGTTTTCTGGCGAGTTATATATCCTGTCTGTACAAGGCTTGCTGCCTCTGTCCCGGCTGTTAAACGGTGCTTCTGCTAGCGACTCCAAGACTTATCTTACTAACAAGGTTAGCCCTTATATACGCCCTGTGATGGACAGCACGTTAAGAGACTTCGGGTGGCATATCCACGTCCACCCAAAACAGTCTTTATTATTTGTGAACTCACCGCCAAGAGGCTCACAAGACCAGTTAGCGTTTACGCTTTATCTAGGCAACATGGCGTGGTCTATGATCCGGGGTTTAACAAAAGGCCACACGGCTAACTGGCAGGGTGAAGTATACTGGAGTGATATTAACGTCAATAAGCTGTTTATACAGCGCGGTAATGTAGACAAGGTTTACATAGACCCTGAGACAGATGGCGAGCCCGAGTCTATTGACTGGTCTACGCTATCTTCGTATCTTCAGTTTGAGAATCAGTCGTTGTACAAGCGTGTGCAGTACATCAGGCCGATGTTTGTCGCAGGTTCACCACCTTCTTTTAATGTGCAGGCGGTCTATGACTACAACATAGCTGAAGTTATCTCTGCCGCGTCACCTACTCAGACCGACACAGGTGTTTGGGGTACCTCGACATGGGGTGGGGCAGACTGGGCAGGATCAGCAGCAGCAGCAGACAACCCTCGCGGGGCAAACGGTATGGGCAGACACATAGCGATCAGCTTACGAGGCCGGTCGTCGTCCGCAGTTACGTTTGTAGGACATGACATTGCTGTCGATCAAGGGGGTATGATGTGATCCATTTTGTACCCTTAGAGCAGCGCCACTGGTTGCACATCCCTAAAGAGGCGCGCCCCAGATACTGTGAGGACACCCGGGGCATCGTTGCAGAGGATACACAAGGCAACGTGCAGGCAGTCTGTATCCTTGACACATGGACAGAGAACGCCTGTCAGATACACATTTATATTAAGAACCCGTTTGTCTTAAAGCACGGGTTTCAGCAGGAAGTATTCAACTTTGTCTTTGGCTCAGGCCGAGAATTGATAGTAGGTGTGACAGCTTCTGACAACCATAAAGCCCTTAAGTTTATACGTCACATGGGGTTTGAAGATGTAACAGTGATACCCGACGGCTACTCAAAAGGGGTAGACTTCGTCATTACACAGCTACGCAAGGAAAACTGCGCGTGGATAGCTAAACCGTCATTACAAGCGGTAGGAGGATAGTAGAATCGGCTCAAAATCAAGCAAGGCTCCTGACTACCGAGGTGCAGCAGAAGATCAGGGCGAAAGCTCCAAGTGGAATACTGAGTATCAGACCAATGCCAATCGCATAGGCCAGTATACCCCGTGGGGCAGTTCTACGTTTACTAAACAAACGGGTCCTGACGGCATGCCCATGTGGGATCAGTACACCCAGCTCAACCCAATGGATCAGCAGATACTTGATCAGGATAGAGGAATATCTCTGGGCAGGTCTGGGATAGCAGGGCAGTTAATGCCGGGGCTGTACGAACAGATGATGAACAGCTCACAGGGCTCAGAAGGCGCGCCCGGATGGGCAGGCACACCTGCAGCGCCTACTTACGACCCCTCAAGTCTACCCGGCATGGGTAATACTAATCTTGACTCGACCGCATCACCGACGCCTGAGCAGATCATGGCTGCGGTCGGAGGCATGACTGACTACCAGCCCGCTAACTTACAAGGGCTACCACAGTTCCAGCAAGGGGGCATGGAAGGTACTGGCCAGTATCAGCAGTTCCAACCCGGAGGCCAAACAACTATACAAGGCGGTTTAGACGACGCAGGTTACGACCCACAGTTTGCACAGGCTAACTACGACCGCCAAATGTCGCTTATGGGTCCACAGCGGGAGCAGGCAGCCACGCAAATGGAAGCCAGTCTCAGGAATCAGGGCTTAAGGCCCGGTACAGAGTCATACGACTACCAGATGGAGCGTTTCAGGGATCAGCAAGGCGAAGAGCTTGACAGACTTAGCAACGCCTCAGTGCTTCGTGGCGCCGCAGAGCAGCAGAATCAGTTTGGTAGGAATCTAGCTGAAGGTAACTTCTTCAATCAGGCTTCTAATCAGGCATTCGGACAGGGCATGGGTGTCGCTGATCAAATGGCCCGGCAGAGAGCGCAGCAGTTTGGTGAAAACCAGCAGGGTTATCAGCAGCGCATGGGTGCTACTGACCAGCTCTCACAACAGCGCGGACAAGCCTTTGGCGAGAGAATGGGGCTATCAGACCAAGCGTCCAGTCAACGCGGACAGCAAATGGCTGAGATACAAGCCTTACAGGGTATGTTGTCAGGTCAGGATCAGGCTTCATGGGATAGACAAATGCAGCAGGGTCAATGGCAGGACAGACAGAGACAGCAAATGCTTGCAGAGCGTATGGGTCTTGGTGATCTTGGCTTTGATCAGTCTATGCAGCAGGCTAACTTCCAGAATCAGCTACGTCAGGGATACAGGACTGAGCAGCAGCAGGATCAGGGCTGGAACCTCAACATGATCAACGCCTTGCTAGCCGGTGGTCAGATAGGCATGCCACAAATGCCAAACTTCAACCCTGCAGGTCGAGCAGATACGACTAACTATCTTGGCGCAGCACAAGCTCAGGGCGAATGGGACACGGCTCAGAATGCGAACAATGCAGCTATGTGGCAGGCGATTGGATCGGCTGGTGCAGGCGCAGCAATGGCAAGTGATTCAAGGCTAAAGGAAGGGCTAACTGAAACAGGCAGTATGGGGCCGCTGAAAACTTATAAATGGCGCTGGAACAAGATAGCCGAAGAGATGTTTGGTTACATTGGCACAGGCGTAGGATTCCTTGCAGATGAAGTCGCCAAAGTCTTTCCTCAGAGGGTGTCTTTGCTCAA